ACTTTATATGCAACCAAAGCGCCCACGACACCATAAATGATTGGGGCCAGCGTTGACCAATTGTCCTGAATAATATGCGCGACACTTGATAAAGCCCCAAACGCCAGAGAGAGTGCAGCTACGGCAACACTAATTGCCGGCTCCATTCCTTCCCACACTAACTTTACTGTATCGCCGGCGTCAGAAATCATTTGAAGAAAACTGACGATTAAAGGGCCAGCCCTAGAAATAATTTTAGCAACACCGCTCAGGACGTTTCGAAACGTTACCCCGATGCTCGTAATTAACCCCTCTAAGCTTTCAAACGGAGTGTTCGCCAGTAGCTTATCAAAAGCTGTGACGATTTCCGCCACGCCCTTTGTGATGGCCGTCTTCATATTCGTGAACGCCGTCCCGATACCGCCGGTCGCGGTCTGTGCCACCTCTGCGAAGCCGCCGGTGGCATTACTCAGCTCAATGATCTTTGCGTTGAATTCCGACATTGTGATTGTGCCATCGCTCAGGGCGCTGTATAGATCATTCTGAGCTGAACTGCCGGCGTACCCAAATGCTGCCGCAACCTCATTCAACGCGTATGGCATCGTCTCTTGTATCGTTTTCCATGACTGCGCATCCACGGCCCCCTTGGACAGCATCTGGATATATCGCTCCGCGCCCCGGCTTGCCGCGTCGGTGCTTGACCCACTCGCAAGGAAAGCGTTATTTAGAGCGAGCGTTGTCTCCGTCGCCATTGTCAGGTTTCCCGTAAGCGCCGTTATCCTTTGCGCCGTAGAAACGACGCTGTCAAGAGTAGTCGGCAGCCCCTGGACGCCGTCGGACAGCCTTTGCGTAGCGGCAGCCGCAAGATCCGCATCCTGACCCATCTGAACCAGAACCTTTGGGAATTGATTCAGCGTGTCTATCCTTGATATGGCACCGTCGACGGAGCTTGTGACCATATTGATTGCCTTGGTCGCCAACGCCGAGCTTATGCCGATGATGATGCCGGAAAGTTCGGAATAGGCCTCGGAGCCTTTAGCCGCGCTATTGTTGAGCTGATTCTGACTGCTTGTGGCCTGATCGATTTCATTGCCCATCCGGTTCAGGTCAGCGTTGGCGGCATTGATTTGACTCCTGATGGTGTCCAACTGTGAGGTGTCAAAGGCGTTTCCGCTGGCAGAATTCCCATCCTGGAACATTTCCACCGTCGTATGTAACGCGCTCGTTATGTTTTGCAGGGGCCGGGTCATGTTATCCGCTATGCCCAGCGTCGTTGAAATACTCGCCATTTGATCACCTCTTTTTTGCTTTCTTTTCGGCCCTTTTACGCTCTTTTTCTTCCGCTTCGAGTTTTACATCGATGGATGCCAACACCAGAGCTTTTCCCCGGCCTTCAAGGGCGAGATACTGCTCTGGCGTCCAGTGGAATTTGTGAAGGCAATAGTGAAAATAATTGAAATCACCATCGCCTTCCTTTATCCGTTTTTTGCTTCGTTTACCTCATCATCAAAAGATGTGAACCCGTTAAAGCCCTGGATGAATTTTGCAAACTCGGCGTACTCACCCGGATCGTCCACCATCTCCATCAGCAGATCTTCGGGCGTTTTAACACCGTAAGAATCCTGCAATTCCGCGTCGTACAGATTCGGCTCCACAATGGAGGCGCATAGCAGTTTACCGATATACTTGGAGGTGTCCAGCTTTTGCCTGTAAAGGCCGGACTTGCCGGGAACCTGGACTTCCGTTGTGCAATCCTCGCGCATTCTCTCATTTTCCTTGGTGGTTACCGGCTTGATCTCCCACAGAAGCGGTTCGCCGTTGTCGTCAGTCAAAGACTTCGTCGCGGCATAGGTCGCGTTCTCCTTCGGTGCCTTGTTCCCCTTCAAAAACTTGCTTACGTTTCCCATGATAAAAATCCTTTCGCATCAAAGTAATCGGCCCCGGTTTGACCCGGAGCCGTTCTGTTTAAAGCATGCCGGCAAGAGCATTGAATTCCTCGGGTATAGAGAAATCCTCAAATGTGCCGTCGATTCCCTCATCCAAGTACTCGCCGTCAGCGTCAAATTTGGCGAGGATGCCTCCATCGATATTGCAATCGATGAACACTACGGTCTGGCGGCCCGCCGCGCTGGTGGGGTCTTCGTTTGATATCTGGATCTCGAAATAGACATCCGCGCCGGTGTTCTTGAAATCAAGCATCATCTTCCGGAAGACCGAGGAATTGTAGTGCATTGTCGCCGAGAATGTTCCCTTCCATCCGGTTGATTTGTTGCCGTATCCGGTCTTCCCCAGAATAGGCACCTCGGTTTTGTTCTTCTCAAAATTTGCCTCGAAGTCAATCATCTGCATAAAATTATACCGATTGGTGCCGATCGTCACGTAGCACTCAGCCAGCTTTGCAGACAGCGCATCCTTTGCAGTCATTGTTATATTTGACATTCGCTGTATTCCTCCTTTATGCCACGGTGACAGTCATGTAGATCTGCTCCATGGTATTGACGACGGTGATGTAGTCGGCAATAACTACTACCGTTTTGCTCTCCCCCGGCTCCACCGTCACGTCCCCATCAGAAAAGTCCTCAATTGCCCGGAGGTTCTGGAGTTTCTGATGGTGCTGCACGATGTCCGACCACAGGCCGGTTCTACCCGCTGCGTCGTTGGGAATCGCGCCCAGGTATTTCGTGTTAAATAGGGAGGCGACGTCGTTCGCGATCTGATCAACCACTCGGACAGTCTGATTGCTTTTGAATACCTCGCCCTTGTCCTCTGTCACTGTTACCAGCGAGTTGATGTCCGTGAGTACCCGAATGTCGGAGTTTACCTGATGCAGGACGAACTCTCCGGACAGGATCGCGTTCTCCAGTTGCGCTTGCGTGTAAGCGGCGTCAACTGTGAATTCTCCATTGTATTTCTTGTTCGTGTTGGATGCGTTCACGGCACAGCCGGCAATGGCGCCGGTCGCCCAGTATACAAGGGATGCTTCCGACCACCCGTCGTCCGACGTTCCGTTTTTGAGGTTCACGACACCCTCATAATCCGCGCTCTGGTTGCGCAGGACAACTTGGAACTTCGCCCCCGCCTCATCCCTCATGCGCTTACAGAAGCTCACATACACGGCCATGAGCGTTTCGTCGGTCGTCACAACCCCCATCGCGTTGTAGCTGAAGCTCTCGATCTTGTCCAAATAAGCCTGATGCGTCTCACCCGTGACTGTCCCATTGGCGCCGCCGGTCAGTGCTGTGCCGGCTGTGAGCGTCAGTGTAGCCGACGTGTCCCACAGAATATAGTCGTTGTCGGTCAACTCCGCCGCAGTCGTTGCCTTCTGCTCCTCCACCAGGGCGGTTCCCAAGTACGTCTGAACAACGTAGCCGCCAACGGTATTGATATCCGACTGGATTACGACGGTCAGATCGTTCCCCCTGACGCCGCTGCACTTGGCCGTTCCGTACTCGCATGCGGCTTTTGTGCCGCTGTTGAGCCGATAGGCATAAAGTACGTTGATGTTCAGGAACAGATCGCGCAGACCTTTGAGCCGGTCATCGGCATACGGATACCCAAATATTTTCTTTGCGTTCCGTTGAAAGTCGGTCGCGGTCACCGTAAACACTTCACCGTCCGGACCCCAGTCCAGTTCCAGGGGCATCGTTGCGTATCCCCGGTCACTCAGCGTCGAGCTGGCCCGTGCCGCCGATACAAAGTTGATATAGGACCCGGGCAGTATTTTATTTTGCGTGAGAAATGTGCCTCCGCCTAAAGCCATTTAATTCACCTTCCTTTTGTTGAAATCGTCAATCCGTGTCCGCGCCTGTTCAAGGGTCAACTTCTCGTCTTCCTGTATCAGCGCAGCCAGTAGATCCCGCCTGTCCGCAAAGACCGCCGCCCTTTGCAATTCCTCCCGGGAGTATGTAACCGGCGGCTCCGTCGTTTCAATGGCCGCAGCCTCTTGCGGCTCGTTCTTTTTTGCTGCCATATTGTCACCCTTCCATATTAGTTGTGTAGCTGTATTCGTCCATAGCCTCTGTGTCCTCCCGCCTGTAGGAGAAGAAGTCATAATCTACAAAGAAGTGCAGCACGTCGTCCACAATCTGGCTCGACATGCCGGTGCCGCGCAAAAGCTCACCATCCGCCACGATCAACTCCAAGCGGTCATAGAGCCGAACGGTGACGCTACCCAATTCGGCATTTTTGTCAGCAGTCGCCGGAAAGTAGTTCAACGCAAATTGATTCTGGCACTGATACCGCTTCCCGCGATATATCCGGGACGAGGGGGCGAGGCACCTAACAATAAAGCAAGGCTCGTTTAAGCCCTGCTTCACTGTTTCCGTGTAGATTTCACAGCCATCCCCGAATTCCTCGTACAGGGCTTCGGCGATACCGTCAATGATTTTACTTACCATCGAATCCCCCTCTCAGCCATTGCGCCAACATGCGCTCCAGGAGCGCCGGAGTTTGCCCGCGCAGCTCCTGCTCGGATATCGTCATCATGTATTTGCCGTTGACCCAGCCCTTGTGGTCTCGCGTCCGATGCCCGTATTCGACATAGGAGGCATACTCCACCGGGTTGACAACCTCCACGACATACGTTTTCCCGTCGCGTTGCACCTCCGCTGTCCAGCGGCGGCGCAGAGTACCGCCCTTCTTGCCGCTGCCTTTGGGGTATTGGCCCACCGGAGTCAGTTTTTTCACCTTCGCGAGCATTCGGGCGGCCAGTTCCTTGGCGACAGATTCCAAGAGGTCATCCACCTGATCGCCTAACCTCGCGAACGATTCCGCAAATGCCTCCAGCTCGCTCCAATCACTTTTTTTACCCACACCATCAGCTCCAAGTATCAAATAATTCCAGTTGAACTTCCTGGTGGGACGCATACACCGCTGGGGCGCCGCTGCTCTTATAAGCCGTGGTCATCCCATTCTGTGTGATGGTGAGCTTTGACCCCGCCTTAATTTCGATCTCCGGGGCTAGAAACACCTTGACCAACTGCGATACTTTTGCGGCACTGTCCATCTCGCTGGTTGCGGGGAAGCTGGAGAAGGACAATCTGCATGGCTGATTCTCCAAGACCACAACCTCCTCAAAGCCTGTGGTCTTGTTCCCCTTCCCGACCTTCTGATACTCCGTTACCGTCATGGCCCCGTCATACAGTCTTTCGAGGGCTTTGCGCGCGTTTATTGTCGTAGTCACCATACAAGCCTCCGATATCTCGCTAATTGCCCTTGGCTCACAGATGTAAGCCGACTGATTAGCGCATCGAGCCGCTGCTCGCCGGTCGTATTGCCGCTGTAGCTGACGCTGGTATCGCCCTCCTTGATTGACTCAATCGCTGCGTCAAGGTCAAAACCGTCCAAAGAGCCGGTGGTCTTTTTGCGCCTCAAGAATTCGCCGGCGGCTATATCCACAACCACCGGCTCAAGATCCTTTGGAATGGCAGAGCGATTGATCAGGTTCTTGACGCGCACCTCTGCCTGGTCAACGATGAACCCAAGTGCCCACATATCTTCCTGATCCGCGATATACCCGTAAAACGCCAACCATTTCACTACCGCACTCACCATGACCAATTACCTCGCTATTCTTTGGGCTTCTTTTCTTTGCCTTGTTTTGCTGCCCCGGCCCGTTCTGCTTCCGCCTTGGCTTCCACCGGCACCTCAGCCCCCGCCGGGTAGTACTCTCCACCATATTTGACCATCGTTTTAAATTTCATGATGCCTCCTAAAATACTTTCAGAAGAAAGGTTTCGTCCATGCGCTCAAACGACGGCAGGACGATCTCAGATACAATTGTCTCCACATTGACCGGATGCGACCGGATAATCGTTGCAACAGCGATGCCAGTCTCCACGATCTGCACTTTGGCCTCGCTGCCGCTCAGAAGATCAGCCTCCTCGGGCGTCGTGCCAAAATAGGTGCTTCCAAGGCTTCCTTCGGGGATAAGGGATACATTGCCGTCATCGAGGAAAGGCTTTTCGGCGCCGCTCTCATCCTTGTACTTCTTGCTATACACGGCAACCGCCAGCCCGATCTTGCCGGACAGATACTGTTGCATCATGGCATCGGTCAGGATGATGTTCTGGCCCTGCAACACGTCCATGTCCATCTTGATGGATTTGTTCTGCAACAGGTGCGCCCATGTCTTTCTCGACATGACCGCCCTTGCCGGGCGCGTTCCCGTGCGCTCCTCAACGTTGTCCATTGCCTGAGTCAAATCCTCAATGGGCTTGGAATTATCGTGGTCACTCCACATATCCGTGCCTGTCAAGGTCAGGGTATTGTCAGCGGCGTAGTCGCCCGACTGATCAAAGTCATAATCGTAATTCACCCCGGCGGCGGAAATGGATATCTTACCACCCTGAAGCATCTGCATCCGCATCCGCTCGGGCTGGACCAGGGCGCCGTCGATCAGTGATTTTTGGTCGTTGTAAATCTCCCGCAAGAACATCTCGTAGTACGCAGAAGACGCCTCCTGCAACTTCAGGAGCTCCTGCCGGTCCTTTTCCTTGATGAGCATCGCCTCGCGGAAAAACGGCATCTCCGTCTCGATCTTCGCCGCACCGATGCGGTCTCTGAGCTCGGCACGGGCGTCGAAGTTGGAGGGCTTGAGCGCCACCGGAAGGCCGCGGTGTCCCTTGATCCATGAGATATCAAGCCCCAGCTTCTTCGCTGCGGGAAAAAGCTCCTCCCCCAGATAGGGCGTCCTGTTGCTGGCCACCTCGGTCCAATAGGCGCCAATC